AACACCTATTGTTACAATACCTATATGGGAATATTTTAATAAAAAATATGAATATTTTTACATTAAATCTGAAGATACACAAATAATTTTAAGTAATGAAATTTTATGTTTTACGGGTTGTATATTATTTGTTGAAATATGGTTTTACGTAACCCATCTTTTATTCCATACTGATTTCCTATATAAAAATATACATAAATTACACCATAAATATAAATATCCTGTTGCTTCTGCATGTGTATTTGCGCACCCAATAGAATTTGCTATTGGTAACTTATTAGGTGTTATTTTAGGACCTTTTTTTACTAATTGTCATATATATACCTTTTGTATGTGGGTATGTTTTGCATTATTATCAACAGGGGGATCCCATAGTGGATACTATATCCTTGGAGGGGAGGAGCATGATATACATCATAAATATTTTAAATATAATTACGGTAGTATAGGTTTAATGGATAAAATATTTGGTACTAATTATTACATATGATCACTTTCTGTTCCATCCTCATTTATAACTAGTACATCTCTCCATGTTGCTGTGTTTCTCAAATTAGCAATAAGTATTAAATCTGTTTCTTGAATCTTAGCTAAAAGCGCTTTAGCAATATCCACTTCATCTGGTGGAGCATTATTAGTTTGTAATAAATTTATATTATTTTGTATAAATGGTAATTTACTTGTACATCTTTCATGGAAACTTGTAACTAATTCTTCTATAGATTCCTGAGGAACTTCAAAAGAATTTTGAACCCTTTTTATTATTTCTTCTTCGCTAAGAGGAATAGTATTATATGTATAGAAATAAGATAAGAAACCTCTATTATCTTTTACACAATTCTGTAATTCTTTACAATATTGGTCAATTTGATAATTTAACATTTGTTTTAAGTGGTTACATAATAGTCCTACTAGTTCCTGTCTTCTATTAAAATTATCTTCAAAACCTTGTATAGCCATTGGTTGGTCAGCTTTAACCATTTCAAAATCATCCATTTTATTATAATTAAATAATAATATATACATAAAAAATATATAATAAATGAATATTTATAGTTTAGATTTACCATTACTTACAAGAACTGTATCATATTACGCTCTTTCACGTATTGGTTTTGAGGGAGTATTTGACGTATTATTAAAAATGAAACCATTAAAAATTGGCCTATGTCATCTTGGCTTTTAAGTATTTTTCATGAACTTGCAATAATTCCACTTGTTAATTACTTTTGTTCTACTAACACATTATATTTGACTACAGCTTCTTATTATATTGCTGATTTTGCTTGGTTTTTTCGTGAAGGTACATTTCATAGACTTTTATTTCATCATTTAGCTTCTATATCAATTCTTATGACTGGTTTACTCATGTTACCAGAAGAAGAAAAGGAAAATTTAAAACCTAATATTTTAGCATTAACCTATGGGTCCGCTTGTTTAAATATAAGAGGGTTTTTTAATGGAACAGGTTTTTTATATTTACATGATTTTTATTATGGGTTAGTGTATTTAGCTTCAAGAATCTATGCGGTTATGACTTTATTTAAAGCATCGAAGATATCTGTGTTGGTTGCTATTCCTTTACTTGTGCATAATTTAAAAATAATAAAAATTTTGTTATTTAGAAGAAAGTCTTAATAAATTCACATTTTATACTTTTTGGAGTATAAAATGTATATTTTTTGGTGGACATCTACAAAACTGGGAAACCGAGGGCTCCTCCGCTGATACGAATGATATTGTTGTTAACAGCGGTGACGATGAATTCGTATGTTTGGCCACCGTTGGGATTGGATTCGGCATTGTAAGCTCCGGCGGCTGTGATAGCAGCTGTGGATGCTTCTGGGACAATGGAAACGTTGGTGAGTTTACCATAGTTAGTAGAACCCATTGGATCAAGACAGATAAAGTCAAGAGAGTAGGAATAACTGTGGTAACCAGTTTCAAGAGGAATAATTGGTGCGTGGAAGTATGGGTTGACAAGAGAGAAGTAGTCGGAACCCATTTGTGCGAGACGGTTAGTGTTTTCGTAGATGAGGGATGTTTGGAGGATTGGATCGGCAGAACCAACTGGGGTGTAGTTAACCATGGTACCGTTATTATGAGGAGAAAGTGTAATGTAGTTAGACCATTCAGACTTCCATGTAGTGTTACGGACAGAGAAGAAAAGAACTTTGATGGCATGGGAGAAACGGACGTCGAAGTTTTGTTGGGCTGTGGTTGCTGGGGTAAAGGATTGACGAGGAGCAGTTTGAACTTGTTCAATGAGGAGATCACGTGGAGCACATGCCATACGTTTACGTTCATCATTAGAGACAATAGCGTAGTTGGCCCAAACTTGAGTGTTTCCGATAACTGGAGCACCTCCAAAGTCGCTTGCGAGTGGGTTAACACGTTGTTCACCAGTCGTAACACCGCTATTTTCAAGAATAAGAAGTTGGTCCCAATCACGGAATGCGAATTGGATACGCATTTCATTGTATGGAAGAGCAGCAGTTGGGAGAGCGACACCAGAATCACGACTATAGAAAAATGGAAGTGGAAGATTAAGTGTCATGGATGGGATAGAATTAGTAGGTCCAGGGATATGAGGAGCTGTGAGATCATCAACATTACCAATCATGTTATTGTATCCGTTACGTTTACCTGCTGGGACAGTGAAGGCGGCCCAGAAATCAAGATGGTAGTTATCAAAACGAGCAGCTACGAGATCATTGAAAGTAATGCAACATTCACGGATAAGATTGTGCATTAAATTACGAGTCCAGCGGCAACGAGCAGCGGTATTACCAGCATTATTTTCGGATTGTAAAGTGACAGCTGGTGTAGTAACACGAAGCCAAGTTTGGAGCATGTAATCTCCTGCACGGGAAATAGAGACAGACCATTCTTGACCAAAAGCTGGGGAGCCGGAAGCACGGGAAAGAACTACGGGAACTTGAGTAAACCAAGTTGATCTCCTTGTTTCACGAACAAAATATGCCGTGGCGTCAGCGCCACCATAGAGGTATTTTTCGATTTCATCGAAAGTTGCGAGATCGATGAATCCAGATGTTACATTAGACGTACAGATTGATGCCATTGTTTTATATTAAGCAAGATTAAAATTTGTTTTTATAAATATCTCTTTAAACAGTTCTAAATTTTAAAATTTTAAAAATGAACTTAAATGAAACATTTAATCGTATAAAAGCTATGACAGAAGTAGATATTTTTGCGATAGACGCTAAAATACGTAAAAATTTTGAAAAAGAACTATATAAACTCAATATATATGAAACTAAACTTTCTGAAATTGATTCTATCTTAGAAAACATTGATTTTAAATTACAAACTAAGGACAATCTTATTTCATCTAGAAACGAGCTAGCTGATAATATCGAAGATATTAAAATGAGAAAAAGTTTCAATTTTTACTTAGCAGAGTCTCTCCCTTACATTGAAGAGTATAAACAGATTTTAAAAACTCCAGTAAAAGTTAATTTTATGGGAAAAGCATCCTTAAATTCTAAACAGAAAAAACAATTAATTAAGAATTTTATTCAGGTAGCTATTAAATATGTTGATATAGAATTAGATCAATATGAAAAAAATGCAAATATTGTATGCTCTAATTGTAAAAACAAAAAAGATTTCGATATAATTGATAATATGCTTTATATTTGCTGTAGATGCTACGCTAGACAACCCATTATTAAACATAACTCTTCCTATAATGATATTGACAGAGTAAATATCTCAAGCAAATATATGTATGATCCTAAAATACATTTCCGAGATTGTATCAAACAATACCAAGGAAAACAAAATTGTAGCATATCACCAGAAGTTTACGAAAAATTAGAAGAACAATTTAAATTACATTATCTCCTCGAAGGCGATGAAGACACCCCACGAAAAGAAAGATTCAAAAATGTCACCAAAAACCAAATCATCATCTTCCTTAAAGAACTAGATCACCCAAAACACTACGAAAACGTACATCTTATACACTACAATATAACAGGAATTAAACCAAATGATATCAGCCACCTTGAAGAAAAATTATTAGATGACTTCGACAGACTCATCGAACTATACCACAGAAAATTCAAAAATATTAAACGCAAAAATTTTATAAATACCCAATATGTACTATATCAACTTCTACAACACCATAAATACCCCTGCGAAAAAGAAGACTTTATCATCCTAAAAACTGTTGATAGAAAATTCTTCCACGACGAAGTCACACGGGAGTTATTTACTAGCCTCGGTTGGAATCACAGTCCATACTTTTGANCTCTCTGGACTGGACTCAGATGCTTAAAAATAAATTTAAATATTAAATTATAAAATATAATATAATATCAAAAATGGTTCAATTGCTAGATTTACAAAATAAAGCTAAAGAATATAACGGAAGATGTTTGTCAACAAAGTATATAACTTGTGAAACAAAATACTTATGGGAATGTAAAAAAAATCACCAATGGGAAGCTACATGGTCAAATGTTGGATATAAAAACTCAACTTGGTGTAAGATTTGTTCAATTGAAGAATCAAAAACTTATTTTGATTTAGAAATGGGTAAAAATATTGCAAAAGAAAAAGGAGGAGATTGTTTGAAGCAAACGAGAGGTACTGAAAGTGGGAATAGTGGTATCTATTTGTGGCAATGTTGTAAAGGGCATATATGGGAAACATCTGCTAGTAATATTTTAGTTAATAAAACTTGGTGTAAACAATGTCAAAAATTAACTATTGAAGATTGTATTGAAGAAGCAAATAAAAGAGATGGGAAATGTTTGGATTCAGTTTATATTAATAGACGCACTAAAATGAATTGGGAATGTAAAAACGGTCATAGGTTTAGTTTAACTATGGGTAATGTGAGAAATTCAAATCGATGGTGTCGTGAATGTTTTGTAGATAAACAAAAATTAGATATAAGTGAAGCTCATAAAATTGCTAAAGAAAATAATGGCGAATGTTTATCAACCAATTATGTTAATCTAGAGTCTCCATTAAAATGGAGATGTGAATTTGGACATGAATGGGAAGTTGCTTTAATGGGGATAAGACATTGGGGTAATTGGTGTCCTCACTGTAAATATAAATCCGAACAAGCAACTCGTGAAATATTTGAAAAACTGTTTAATGAAAAATTTCCTAAAGTTCATTTACCATTTATGGAAAGATTGGAGTTAGATGGGTATTGCGAAAAATTTAATATTGCTTTTGAGTATCAAGGGATTCAACATTACGAATTTAATTCTTTTTTTCATAATTCTATTCAAGATTTTGAAAAACAAAAAGAAAGAGATCAAAGAAATAAAAAATTATGCCTTCAAAATAATATTAAGCTCGTCGAAATTTCTTGTAAGTATAATTATAAAAATGAAGAAGAATTAATTAAGTATGTTAGACAGAGTATTGAAGAACAAGGGGAATGGATTTTTATTGATGTATGATTATAAAATAATGTATTTTGTAATATTTTATATTACAAAAAATTTAGTTGTAATCTATTGTATTAGTTTCACTAATTCTTCTTTTGATAAATCCAAAGATCGTAGTAATTTTAACTCTTCCTGTTCTTTTATATTTTGTTTTTCCATTTTCATATTTTCCTTGTTTATCATTTCCTTTTCACTTTCAGACATACTTCGTTTAGGTCTTTCTTTATCAAAAGGAGATTTTATCAGAATGTCTCCTTCTTTAGTAATGAAAACTCTTTTGTATTTGCTTTTTCCCAATAATGTTGCAAATTGAGATTTAAAATTACATTCAAGGCAACTAGGGTTTGCTTCGTCAATACCAGGTCTAATTTCTTGCTTTTTACAATCGTGTTCTTCAATTATGTTATCTTCACACCAATGAATTTCATCAGAGCAATTAGATACATTTTTTATTATTTGAAAATCATGCTCTAAACATTTAATGTAAGCTTTACATGTTTCAGAATGGTTAAATAATCCTATTTCTGTTCCTTCTGTATCGCAATGAACTAATAAATATCTTTTAAATTCATTAGACAAATTTTCCCAAGATATATTAATAACTTTGTCTAAAAGGGAATTTTGTGTTAGAAATAAATCAGAAACAAAATTCATTAGTGTCATATAATTAAGTCCACACATTACTAAATATTCTAAGTGTGATTCGGTAATAGTAACATCCATAAAATAGTGATTCACACCATCTATGTTATATGAAAATTGTATTTTATTTGATTTATCTTTCCCTATTAATGGTGTAGTTATAAGAAATAAATTTAGTTTTTGAGAATAACTGGTTAAATATTCTTTAATATATTCTAGAAAATCTTTATTTCCTACTAATTCAAAATTTTTACTGTTAGTTGTATCCTTAAAATAAGTATCATATGCTTTACCACCTTTAATATAATAATCTGTTCTATTAGTTAGCATACTAGGTATTACAACTTCTTGAAATTCTTTCATATCAAAATTTCTTGTTTTTTCCATTTTTTTTAAATAAATATTTTTATTTTATGATAAAATAAATATTTTTATTTTATCATAAATGCTTTAATGTATTAAGAATTATTTAAAGATTTTGTTATATGTATTTTCATCTAATATATCTTTAGCATATTCCGTCATAGTTACATTACTAGGATTATATTTGGTGTATTTACTTTCTAAATCAAAAAAGTTCATAAGTTCAACATTCTTTGTTGATTTAAGATATATCCATAGTTCTTTCATATCACCAAATTTTCCGTTTTTAGCAAATATATTATCTATACTCCTTTTATTAAAGTATTCTTCATAATCATCTGATAAACTCAGTGATGAAATAAAAGACAAAAATCTTATCCAGTAATCTACGTATTGTATATTAGGTAAATTTGGTAACATTCTAAATTCGACAAAAACATTTTCAGAATATGTAATACTTTTATCATCTTCAAGAACAATCCCTTTTATATTTAATGTAGTGTATTTTGGTTCTTGTCCAAAAATATTTTTACCTTCTTTATCTCGAGCATAATATAATTCCCAATTTTCATATTCTTTTTCTTTCTTTGGTTTTAGTACGTCTTTTTTCATATCTATCCTCTTTTTTCTTCTACTTTCCACACTAGCTAGTTGTATTTGTTCTCTAACACTAAAGCTTTCATTATTTCCTGGTTCATCAATAGATTGAATTGTTCTAGAATCTATGAAATCAGCTTTTAGTTTCGATTGAACTGAATGAGCGAAATCATTACCATAAGCTAGTCTGAAAGATGGTATTTTATCTAGAATACTTTTTTCGAATTTAAACCAAAATCTTAGTAGATTTCTTAACCAAATCTTAGTTAATTGTAAGTTATTTTTAACTAATTGGTTTCCAATGCTAATATGCATTCCTTGAGAAGTATTCATTTCATAAAATACTTTATCGTTAAAAATTACACTGCTTACAATATGATTAAATGAATCTATCTCTGGGAATCTATATATTCTACTTACTAGTTCAATGGCTAACATATTAGTTTGACATAAAGTGAAATAAGATTGTTCATCAATATTACTATGTTCCGATTGAATTAATCCAGTAGTATTAATAAATTTAAGTAGATAGCCAAGTTCTATATCAATTTGTTTTATTGAATCTTTGATAAATTGTTGTGAAAAAATTTTTGACTCTTCATCATCGTATCTTATATCCTCGTCATCATTTAAATCAGTTTCCATCTCTTCTTCCATTTCTTGAATTAGTTCTCTTAATTCATCATCAGATTGTCCTGATAAAGTTAGACCAGAATAAATTTCTAGTAATTGATCAAGTAAAAGGTTATATCTTTGGTATTTATATATTAGATTTTTATCAAAACTTACATCATATTTTAATCTTTCTTCTTCCTTTCGAATTGCTACTTTAGTAGAAAGTACTTTATATAATTGTGTTTGTATTTCTTTTTGAATACTTTTATAGCCACATTTAATAGATAAATCAACTAATTGCCATTTGGAATAATCAGGTAATTCATGTTGAAAAATAAATTGTTCATTTAATGAATTACTATTTAAAATTGATAAAAGAGTATCCCCAATTGGTTCGTCTGTATTATCAACTAAACAAACACATAACTCATATTCTACTCCAAATGTAGAGTTTTGAATGCTTTCACCAATATCAATATTCGACATGTTTATTTAATAATAAATAAATTAATTTATTTAGTATTAAATAAATGCCTTACTATATTAAATTAGATAATAATGTAACAATGGAATCTAATTATAAAAATCCTCCAATTAGCTATATGAATAAATTATCGGTGCGAAGAGCAAAAACGGGAGAATATGGTCCAGTAAATCTCTATAAGATAATTAGTCCTGATGAGAGATATGAAATAAAATATAATTTCGATAAAGAAAAGATAGTAGTAAATTCTACTACTGATAGAATGAAAAGTAGGAAATTACAAAATAAAATACCTGTTAGTCATTGTAAACCTTTAGTTTTAAAAAAATATAAATGGTATAACCCAGGTGAAATATCAAAAAAATTAAAATATAAATTTACTGATGGATCTAGTTCTGACGATGCTAATGTATTTGGTGATTCAGGATTTTTAATGATACATCGAAAACATGACGTTAATATACCATTTTTGAATTTATTAGATTGTGAGAAAGAAATGTATGAAAGATTTGGTATAAGAATTTATAATGAAGAGGAAACTTTACCCAAATTAAAAGGTAAAAAAGATATTTATGTAGTATCTTATAGAATTAATGAGAATTTTGCTTCAGAATATGTACACTCTTCAAAAGGACCAGGTATATTTTTGGAATATCATGATTTTCCTCATTATTTTACTCCTGTTAGTCAAGATTTTAGAGGCCCAGTAGTTGTAGGTAAATTTAATAAAAGGAAAGAGTTAGAATTAGTAGGATTAAATTTGCCTATAGGAAAAACAGTTTATTTTCCACCAAATTTAATACATAATGATTGGTATGTTGTTGGAAAAGTAGCAACTACAGTTAGTGTAGATGAAAGTAATACAGTTTTTGTTAGGGGATTTAATGCTAAAAAAATTGCTATGCATTTTAAATATAAACCAATAACAACTTAATTTATTTTTATTAATAAATGAATATAGACATTATTGTTATTAGTATCTTTCTTATCATTTCAGTAATGATATATATTGGATATAAAAAAGAATATTTCATCTTGGGGATAAAAAAAGGTAATAGAAAAGGATATAGAAAAAAATCATCGAGATTTTCTAAAAAAAGTTATTATAGATAATGACTTATATGGTCAATTTCTTCACGATCAATATTTCTAAAATTTAAAATAGTGATTATTAAAAATCTTATTGAGAAATAATTAAGTAAACATAATCCAATTATTATTAATAATAAATTTAGAATTAATATATTTATTGTATAATCGATGAAGTGGGTTTGAATAAACATTATATAATAGTATAATGTTTAAAAACAAAAAATCAATTTTATCTTTTGTAACAACAAGAGGTTCTTGGTCTAGATGGTTATTATGTAATAAATCTACAATTTCTACATCGATAAGTAATATAAAAAATAAATTTGGTATAAAATAATTAAGGGTTTTTCACCAGCTGGGATAAAACCTAGGAAAATTTAGTAGAAAATCAAATAAATAATATTTATAAAATGATATTAATTTATGGTCTCCTGGATTATCCTGGTGTAATGTAAACACAGACTGCCCTGTTCAACCAGATTACGAGTGTACTAGTAAATTTGGTTATTGTAAATACGCGCCAGGCGCAGGGAGTGATCATAACGCTAAATATAAAATTACAGCAAAAAGTTAAATCTGATATTTAATTATCTATTTTTTTGACATCTTTACAAATATAAAGATGGCGGCAATTAAAAGTACACCTCCTCCGATACAGAGAGCTATTAAAAGTGCATGATTACCTGATTTACTACTTTTGCATACTTTGCAATTAAGTACATCTTGTTTAACTTTTTTTAACTGATCGGCAGTCAAAGCCTTAGTTGCTGTTTTTAATGATGTGGGGACATCTTTTGCTTTACCATTAGCCCACTTACAATAGGATTCGTCTACTGTTTTACAATCTACAGTAAATGAAGTTTTAGTTCCAGTTCCGCTCATTTATTAGAATGAAATATTTTATCTTTGTTAAATAATATTCTAAAATTGATTTCCAAATAAATTAAGGTAATTTTATATTATTATATTTATATAAAATTAAGACTGTTCTAAAGATATACTTTTAATTACATTTAGTAAAGCTTTATTATCTTGTAATTCTTTTTTCAAATAAACATTATTTAGTTTAAGTGATTCAAGTTCTTCTTTAGTTTTGGAATAAAGAGTTGAAAGATCATTTATTTGATTTAAGTAGGTTGAAGTGTTATTTCTTCTTAAAGTTTTTCTTAAAAAGTTATCACTGTCACCTAAATCTAAATCTAATTCTGAATCGGATAATTCCTGAGGTAATTGGGATAAACCATTTACACAATCTGAACTACAACCAGTTCCCATTTATAATAAATAAACATTTTTTTAATCTACTTCTTCAATAGTTGGAGCTGAATTAGTATTCATATCTTTCATTTTTTCAGCTATATCCTCCATATTTGGTTGAGAAGGCATTTGACCTTGTTCATTAGAGTACATCTTTTGGGCTAATGGCATCAAAATTTTTTGAAGTTCTTCCTGTTTAGATTTAATATCTTCAATATTTGCGTTATCACTTTCTGTATTTAACCATTCTTCAATTTCTTTTAGTTTTTCTTCAACAATAACTTTATCTTCTTCATCTAATTTTTCTAGACTTGATTTACTTTGGAAAATTAAATTTTCAAGTTGATTTTTTGCTTCTACTTTTTCTAATACTAGTTTATCCTCTTCGGCAAATTTTTCCGATTCTTTAACAAGTTTTTCTATTTCTTCTTTAGAAAGTCTTCCAGAATCATTAGTAATGGTAATATTTTTAGTATTTCCACTATTTTCTTCTTTTGCCGTAACATTAAGAATACCATCAGCAGAAACGTCATATGTAATTTCAATTTGAGGAACTCCCCTAGGTGCAGGTGAAATACCTTCTAATAGAAATCCTCCTAATCTATTACAATGTTCTACTTTGTTTCTTTCACCTTCATATACTTCAATATTAGCAGCTGGTTGATTGTCAGCATAGGTAGAAAAGGTTTGTTTCTTAGAAATAGGTATGGTAGTATTCCTTTCGATTAGTTTAGTCATTATATCTCCAGCTGTTGCAATTCCTAAACTTAATGGAATAACATCAAGAAGTAGGATATCATTAATTTTAGCAGTTGCATTTCCGGATAGAATGGCGGCTTGTACAGCGGCACCATATGCTACACATTCATCCGGGTTAAGTGATTTATTTAGTTCTTTTCCATTAAAAAAGTTAGAAAGCATCTCTTGTATTTTGGGGATTCTTGTTGATCCTCCTACGAGAACAATTTCGTCAATTTCATCTTTACTCTTTTTAGCATCTCTTAAAACGTTTTCTACTGGCTCTAATGCTTGCCTAAATAGGTCAGCACATAAATCTTCAAATCTAGCTCTGGTTATGGAAGAGTAAAAATCAATACCCTCAAATAATGAGTCAACTTCAATATTAGAAGAAGCGGCTGAAGATAGATTACGTTTGGCCTTTTCACAAGCTGTTCTTAACCTCCTCATAGCACGTTTATTATCGGTGATATCTTTTTTATGTTTCCTTTTAAATTCTTGGCAAAAATGATTAACAAGTCTATTATCAAAATCTTCACCACCTAGATGAGTATCTCCTCCAGTAGCTTTTACTTCAAAAATTCCGTCGTCTAATGACAACAATGAAACGTCATGGGTCCCCAATGACAATGTTACCGTAAAGCCGTTTAAACTTTACTTCTCTAGCTTTCACTAGAGTTCGGACTATATCTTCATTATTTAATACTAGTTAACTAATTCTAGCTAAATAATGCCGTGTACTCGTGGAAATTTCTTCATACAAATTCATATAAATAGTTAATTTATACTCATTATTTGATTAGAATACTTTTTCTAGTCTCTGAACCTTTTTCTAAATTTCTTTAGAAACTTGGCTGCGGATTGCCCATTCTAATGATTTATTGAATTCTTTAAATCTTTTACGTTTTTACTTTACCCTATCTCGTTACAGAAGGCCCTCTAGTATGTCACCATCTAGAGTTAGTAGTAAAAGCTTTAGGGGTTTCCCGCAATTCACACGGTTAGGAGGCAGGACATTTATTTACCTCCACAATCAAAAATAAGAACATTCTTTTCACCATCATCTTTTTTGTCAAGACCATAAGCAATACAAGCTGCCGTTGGTTCATTAATAATTCTAAGACAATTAAGACCAGCTATTGTGGCAGCATCTTTAGTACTAGCTCTTTGGGAATCATTAAAATAAGCTGGTACTGTAATTACTGCTTCAATTACTGGTTCTCCTAAGAATGCTTCTGCGGTTTCTTTCATTTTAGTTAAAACCATTGCTGATATCTCTTCAGGGTTGAAACTTTTTTCTTCTTGTTTGTAATTTACATTAATCATAGGTTTATCATTTGAATCTCCGCTTACACTAAAAGAAAAATGCTTCATGTCAGATTTAACAGAAGGCTCTTTAAATTTTCTACCTATTAGTCTTTTGGCATCATAAACTGTATTAGAAGGATTCAGTGATGCTTGATTTTTAGCAGCATCTCCAATCAGCCTTTCATTTTCATTAAAAGCTACGTAACTTGGCGTAACTCTATTACCTTGATCATTTGCTATTATTTCTACTCTGTCATTTTGGAAAACTCCTACACAACTGTAGGTTGTTCCTAAATCAATACCGATTGCAGTCATTTTATATTATGTTGTGTGTGTTTAAGTTGATTTTTTTAGACTAATGTTTAAAAAAATGATTAAAGTATACAAAGTTTATTTTCATTTGTATAATATATATTGCTTAATAAATAATTTTTCTTAGAAAGCAGACCTAGTATACTTTTATAACAGGAATTACAAGGTTTAGCATTAAGATATTGATTATTATTAGTAATTCTGAATACTAAAACATCTACATTAACTTTCTTATCTTGTTTTTTAAGTTTTTTCAAACAATCCATCTCTGCATGTAGAGAATTATTACTATTTATATTAGCTTTTTTATTGATATTATACTGGTTGAACCCAAAGCTGTAAAACGCATTGCTTATTTAACTTGTGGTCGAAAATAATACAACCAAGTTTATGTTTACCATTATGATTATTTTGAATTGACAATCTTTTTATTGAAGCTTCTTTCAACAAGTCAATTATAAATTGGATTTTTTTTGAGGACATTTTATATAGATTGATAGAGTTATAATATAATATTAATTTTAATTTTATATTATATTAATTTATTCATCTGACCAGATACCAATTATTTCTCCTTCCTCTGAATAAATAATATTATTTATATCTACTAAGTAAATAATTCCATCTTTTTCCTTTTCTTCTACTTCAACAGAATTTATTTCTTCAAAACGGACAGAAAATAATTTTTCTACTTCTTCTTGTAAATCAGGTATTTTGTATTTTTGATAATTATTGTTAGTGTTATTAGGATGTAAACAAACTATATAAAGTTCCGGAACTTTGTACCCATAATTTTTTTCTAAAATAGCTTTATATATATTAAGTTGTAAAGCATAATGCCAAAAATTAGTATCTACAATATGACTGATAATTTTTTCAGTTGCTGTTTTACCCCAACTATTACTTTTTTTAATTTCCTTACATCTTTTCCAATCATATATTATAAGTTCTCCTTTACTATTTTGGAATATCATATCTATTGAACCACATATTTTTAACTCTTCATCCCAAACGTACCATTCTGTTCTAAAAGGGATTAAATCAGAATTATCATGATGAAAGTTTTTAAAATAAGAAAACTCTAAACTGTCATTATCAACATCTAATTCATTATAGAAATTTTCGATATCTTGATGAAGTTTGGTTCCTAGTTCTGATGCTAGCTTACCTTGAGTTGACCACTCATTTTTTATATCATCTTTTGATTTTCCATAATATTTATTGTTTTTCCAGTTAATAGAATTCATCATTTTTTCTATAATTAAATCTGAATTAAATTCTTCGAAAAAAGTTTTGACCCATGTTGTAGTTGAAATATAAGTTGTGTCTCCTTTGATAGTATAGATATGTCCTTCTTCTTCAAATCTGATATGTTTATCTCTTTCATGAGTATTTTTTTCTTCTAGGATCATTTTAATTATGTATTTTTATGTTTAAGTATGTGTTATGAAAAAACTACCTATATATGCTGATATAAAATATACAAATCCTCCCCATAATATATCTACTAATGCTAATTTAATATCCCAATCTTTGAAAATTGTAGCACAAGTCATATCATAAATACCATATGCTACAATACCAAATAAAAACCCATATTTTATACTATCGTAAAGTCTGTGAGACGGTCTAATATTGGGAATAACAAACAAATTTAATCCTACTACCATTAAAGTATATGCAAATACAGCAAAAACTGGGCGAACACTCATTTTACTATTTTGGATTTGAAATATTTGATTTTTATATTTATTACCCATATAAAATTTCAACCACAGACCATCTAGGATGAGTAATATTACACTAGATACAATTCTATTTATAATCATTTATTATAAAAGAAAAAAGAAGTTATAAAAGGAAATTATGAATAAAAATTTGAAAGTAAAATTTAGTAAAGAAATTAAAATTATTGAAGATAAAAATATTAGACCTAATTTAGACCTTAAATATACATGTAGACCTCACAAGAGTATACTCAAGAATAGGACAAGAACCCCCCACGAGACCTGTCGATATTATAACTGGACCAATGATATATGGTCCAGTTATATGCGAATGTGTAATTTCCTAATGAAACATCTATTTTTTTAAAAAATAGATGTTAAGTAATTGGTGTAAAATAATTTATTTAATATTAATTACTTTATCTCCTATTCTAAATTTAATTGATTGCCTTAATCTGGGTTCAGAACCTTCTTCTATTTTTTCACAAGATACCCCCGCTCCGATAGCAAATTCTCCATTTGAAGGTTTAATAAGCTGCATACTATTTTTTAGATTACCCCATACTTGTTCAAGTGTCTTTTTATAATCTGGAGTAAGTAAGCAAGCATGACAGCAAACATCCATCTTTGGTGATGGCTTTGAATCTTTAAGTAAAAACACATAATTTTGTTCTCCAATTTTAACAATACCAGTAACCTTATGCCAAATTCCCACTAAAGAATATTTACTAAATGGTTTTCCGTTATCAAATCCCCAAGTATAGTCGTACTTATAAATTCCTTTCTTAAGCCCATCAAATACATTTATATAACAAGGACTAAGGTTCGTAATATTAATTTCTAGATCACTAGGTTGTAAGTGTAGAAGGTCTTGGATTGTATTTATATTGCTATAATTACTATTTATTTTTTGTCCAAAGTTTGCTATACTAGAATTACTCTTTTTACTCTTAGACTTTACTGACATGTTACTAATTGCTTTGCTGCTAGAAGTACTACCAATCACACCATGGTTTATTGTAACTCCATTAAGCATTTTAATTGCTTCGTTTGCTAACATAAGTCTAACTGTAAAATCACCAATATGCTTAATTGCAACACTCACCTGTTTTTCTGTTGGTGGGGCTGTTTTTACTCCATATTTTTTTGGATTTAATCTAGATTGAAGTAAATTCGTTAGTTTTTCTAAGTCATCTGATACTTCTAGTGCATCTAGCGTATTATTTTTAAATTGGTCATAATGTATGAGAATAGCGTCATTTGATTCTTTATCAAATGCACATGGTTGATTAAACATAGCAGAATAGACTATTTTATGCTTTTCAATCGTAGACAACTCATTGAAATTATCTTTTATATATGTTCTAAACCAAATAGCACTTTCCCTAAGTTTATCCCCATATTTAACTTTTTCTAGGTTTTTAATTAATAACTTACTTGTATCAGTAGTGCCAGGTTTACCTTGATCCATAAAAAAATTTAGTATTACATTAAAATATTTTATTGAGATTCTTTTCTTATTTTTTACTGATGGCCAAACTGAATCATCCAATGATACTCTTTCACTAAAATGACTAAATTTTCCTTTTTCGTTAGAATAAAAATCCTGTTTGTTCATAACTTGAGAACTTGTAATTTTCCCAGTTTGACAAGCTTCCCATAATGCATGTAAGGAATGATCATAACAATCTTTATCTCTTGGAAATAGAATCGATTTATTATTCAAATCACGCATTATCATCAAAGTCAAAATTCTCTCTTTGCATGTACGGCACTTAAGTTTATTAGTACAGTCTTGAGCATCCAACATTTCTTGTGTTCTATTAGTAAAAAAACATACTGGTGTCTGTTCAAGTAAGATCCTAATAAAACTAGCATCCAGTTTTCTATCTTCCACCCATTTATCAAAACCAACTTCATAATATCTGAAATTGGATTGTGTAGATGATTGTAAAGCCATTTTGATTATTCAAAAATATTTTTTTTGGATAAATCAATTTTATTTTTTTCGTGTTTTCTACAATTCTTACNTAGAGCAATGAAAACATCTTACGATAATAGTATTTAACATATTTATTAATGTATTTATAATGTTTTATCAATATCTTCTATTGTTAAAATCAAATACTCCTTTTCTTCATCAAAATTTTTTGGTATTCCTGGGTTACTTGTATAATTTAAATCATTATTAATAACTGGTTTAAATTTATTAGTTTTTCTAAAAGAATTTTGGTCAAAGTTAATTAAGTATTTAAAACATTCAATAATATTTCCCATTTTGTTTATAATAAGATATTGCTTTATAATAAAATGGCGTTATTTTCTATGAAACCTATCTATAAAAAATGGTTAAATAGTATGTCAAGTTTAGATATTGAACAAAAAATTGATAATTTAATGAAGGAAATACAGAATGTAAATAAAGAGATATTAGAAGGTAATATTTCAAATAAAGATGTGGATTTAAATATTAAAAATATTACTAGAAAGTCTTTATATATTAATTTGGAATATAATAGTAATAAGATTTCTAATCCTACAAAGGATTGGTCTAAAGTAGACAATAAAATTAATATCGTCAATGATAATATGAAAAGTATAACATCTTACGAAAATGATATAATACTAAAAACACAAAAAAATGGGATAGATATAATATCTATGGTTAGTTTATTTTTTCTACCTTTAACATTTATAGCAGGATATTATGGTATGAATTTTAAAAGTATGGGGTTATTGGATAAAGATACTAAAGGTCCATTTAGTTATAAATATGGTCAACTTTTTGTTTGGATATTAATACTTATTTCCATTATATTTTGCTTTGTATTCAAACTAATATATTTTGGATAATCAATATAAAGAATAGATGTTACGCAATAAAATAATGTCTGTAAATGATGAAATAGAACAACTTGTTGATGTATTAGTAGATAAATTCTCTAAAACTCTTAAGGAAAAGCTAATGAAAATAGTTATTAAGAATGAGAAAACTGTTTTACGTCAATATGTAGCTTCCCAGAAAGAATCTTTTAGACCTACAAGGGTAAAAGCAGAACCGCCTAAACAATTAGCTACGACTACCAAAAAAAAAAGAACAGTTAAGAAAAAATTAGACTATTCTTCTCTATCAGAGAGTGATTATTCAGATACTGATTAAATACAATACTAATATTAAAAATATTAGTATAATCTAAAAAGAACATTTTTTATTATATAAATGAGCACAGCTAAAAAAAGAATGGTATATAAAAAATTATCTGAATATTCAACTATTTGGCACCCAGAATCTACTTTAGTTTTTAAATCACAAAAAGAACGTTTAATTATTGGTAGATATGTAAATGGTGAATTAATATCATTAGATGACGAAGCGTTAGATTTATGCCAAGAACATGGTTTTACGCCAGATGATAGCTTACTTGAAAACTATAGTGGTGAAGATACACCACCTAATGATTCTGATAACGAAAGTGAATCAGTTAGACAAGAAAACGAGGAAAAGTCTAATGAACAATCTTGTCAAGAAGAAGATGATGAGCATGAAAATAGTAAAGAAGAAATAAATGAAAAAAGTGACGATGAAGAAGTAAACGATGAAGGTGGTAAAGAAATAAATGATGATGAAAGTGTTAAATTAGAAATTAAAACAGATGATAATTCAAACTCTAATCAAGAATGTATGCCTGTAATTGAGATGTGTAGTGATTTATTAAATACAATAACTCAAAAAGAAAATGATCTAAGGAGTTTTTTGATAAGTGTTCAGACAAACTTAGATGAAGAAAGAGCTAATTCTCGAAATTTAAGTATTTCTCTTTCAGAAACTCAAAGTAAGTTAGAAGAAACTGTAAGTCAATTAAATTCTCTACAAGAAAAATATGATGTAATTAAGAAAAAGTTTGACACTATGAAGAGTATTTTTGCTTAATTTTTTAAAAAATTATCAATAATAAATGAGTTGTTCAGGAATTAATAAATCGCAAAATGCCGATTGTCTTAAACATTGTCCACCATCCGCAATGTATTATAGTTATGATAATTATCAAAAAATGATATCATTAGTAGAATCTAATAAAGAAAAGGAGAACTTTTCTATATATAATGCTGTTAGATATCCTTGGAATGCTTGTTGTGACAGACAAAGTTATGACGAAGAAGAATGCCCCAACAAATGTAATGTTAAAGGTGTGTCATAATTAAAATTTTACATAATATTGTATGTAAAATTTTAAAATAAATACTTGAATATACCTTAAGACTTTCCTTTATTAAGTAGTCGGCTCATCATACAAATATTATTCTAAATAATTATTATTTTTTTATTAAATTTATGTATTTAAATTATAATTATGGGAAAGAAGTTACAGAAACTGTAGATAAAGATTGATCTCCAGTTATATTATTGACATTAGATATATTAATACCAGCAATTGTAGATTCTGTACCACGTGATTCTGAGTTAATAAGATTAGTAAGTTTAGTCTGGTGTTCCCCATCAAGTCCTCCCATTACAGATAGTGCTCCTTGTTGAAGGTCAGTAGCTACATTAACTGATGGCCTAAACCATTCAGCTTGACATGGAACAATTGGTAAATCTCCACGAATAGGATCTCCTAAACTACGAAGACGACTATTTCTATTGGCATAAATTAATCTATCCATATTAATAACTTGGGTTTCTTCTCCTAATTGATTAATGGAGTCCATACCAGTAATAGGAAGAGTACTTGATGCCTCGGGTATTCCACCTGCTTCCTGCTCTACTTGGTTGTAGTTACCAGCTGCCCAGCCAGCAGGCATAACAGGTTCTGTCATGTAATCTAGTCCTTGTGGATTACATTCAGAACATGCTTGTTTATAATCTTCTCTTACCATATTTGTAAAACCTTCTATAGTAGGTGTAGGTTTATCATGATTACCGGTTAACGAATTAGAACCACAGTTTGCCATGACTCCACAACCATTGGCTTGAGATGAATAATTTAATGATGCTCCCAAACCAAGATTAGTAAATCTTGAAGGAGGGACTGATTGAAGGTTTGATTTAGAATTAACACCGTCAGTGCTTACCAACTGAGCTAATTTGGAATTACCGGGATTAACTGCATGTGTACTCTTTTGTAATCTTGAACCAATTTGACCTGGCACGTAACCTTCAGTAATATCTTCTTTCTTTTTAGGGTTGTAATTACATATTAAAACAACGGCTACAACAAGTGAAACCATTGTAGTATAAAATTTACTATCGAACATTTATTATTAATACAGAGAATTAAAAAAAATTTTATTAAATGATTCTATTATAATTATTTATATATTT